ATCATTTATGGTTCAACCTACTCCGATTAACAGCTCTACCGGCGCCAATCGAGGTGCTGGTATGTATATTATAACCGTTCGAATCACCACAGAGACAGGTCCAGTTGTGCAGACACAGGGCAATGCCACATTTGTAACTGTTGAATATTCTGGCCCATCTACGGATGGCCAACGCCCAAGTTGGCATGCTAAAAATAACGTGGTCCTGAATTATGAAAGCGACGGTGCTGCTGCTGATCTGTGGTTTCGGGTTCCTAATGCTAGCGGATTCTATGGTAATTTATACGTAACTCCTGTTGTTGGTACCAGTGAGGCATCACCGGTCGCGTATAAGGGACCTCCATGGGTGATTAACGCGCCTGTTGCCCCTACTACGCTACCCGCCACAAATGAATTCGAGTATGGCCAGTATGCATCTAAGATATTCGGTGTCGTAACAGGTAGCCAGTTTGTTGTATCGGGTGGTAATCCAGGACATGAGGTGCACATTAACGTCGACGGCCATGGAGCACTTTCTCTTACTGGGTCTTATTCGACAACGCTTGGCTTTGCCCACCCGTTTAGCAATACCGAGGATACCTCTTTTATAGACAAATTAATAGGTGGCGGAGCTGGTGTCGAAGGAAGTGGCGGTCTTGCCATTACAGGTTCTTATGGTACTAATTCACAAGTCTTCTTCCACGGCGATCAGAATTCTAGGGTATTCATATCTGCGAATACTGGGGACCCATCTCTTACATTTACCACACCTGTTGCAGACGGCACCCAGCAAGAAAGATGGGCATTTGCTCTAGATGAAAGCAGAGATAATAGACTTGGCTTTAACCCTGGTAGTCCAGCTCCAGGTACTGATGACTTTCTTTCACTAAAATCTGACGGTCCTAATATTCTAATGCGCTATTCTAGAAATGCTTTAGCAGATGTAGGAGATCCCGCAAATTATTTTATGCATGTTGTTAATAATGATGACACCCTGGGGCAAGGCGCAGGTATTGCATTTACCAGTGATGCCCCCTCCTCAGCTGGAATCGATGATCCAAATGTTGGCGGAAGTATTATTTTAAAGAATGCTGGAGCTGAATCGAAGGGAACTCTACAATTCTATACAAAACAATCGACAGTAGAGGGAGACACTCCAACCCTAGCAATGGAAATCGCTGGTGGTCAACTCAATCTACAATACGGAATGCAATTTGACGGTGGTACGCTTAAAGATTCTGGAACGAATGACATCATAACGTTTGATGGTTCTGGCAATATTGAAACGATCGCTCCAGTTTTAGATCAGCTCACCGTCATAGGGACAGATAATACAGCCGAGCCTGTTATAACCCTTGTTAGCACAAATACAACAAACCATAAAGCTGGCCAGCTTCAACTGGATCACTACCACGGTAGCGCTGGGGAAGACGGTGTAAATCTTGGGGAAATAAAATTTAGGGGTTCAAACGATGGATCCACGTGGGGTGTCGGTGCTTCTATTCAGGGTGTCGGTGATGGTGATTGGTCGACAGATGATTATCCAGGCAGGCTTGAATTTTATACTACTAGAGAGGAAGCGGGCGCTGGTACTCTAGCACTCACAATCCACAAGGACCAACAAGCTGATTTCACAGGGAATGTAACAGTTGGGGGCGGATACGGAAGCACTGGTACAACAATTTCGACTGCTGGTGTTCTTGAAACTGATAGTTCAATCACTTGCGGTAACGTTTTATATGTCATAGGGGACTCTATAGCGGATTCTTCTTTGACAAGTGCAATCACCTTTGATGGAGCCGCGAATACGACGGTTGCAGGTGACCTAACAGTGGATGGAGATGATATCAAGGACAGTGGCGGAAATACCATACTTTCCTCTGATGGTAACGGTTACATCGACGATCGTCCAACATTCAGAAATAGTAGCATGGCCTATCCGACCACTGGTATCGATACCAGCGCTCCGGACACAAATGATTTTCTTAATATTTCTGGTTACCATTACTACACAACCACCGTATTGGGTTTAGCGTCCATTCAAGGAGGCGGCCAATATAGGGGGTGGCTTGGCGATGCAGCGGAAAACGGCACCGGGTCAGGGGCGCTAAATACAACTGATTGGACCTTTACGAATGGAACTGGTGCCTCCGAACTGCGGTATGACTACCTCGAAGACTACACTTATTTTGGTGGATCCAAAGCTAACTTTGGTAAGTTGTACATTCTACGTGACACTGGAACCCCTATTTGGCAAACCGCTAATACATTTGGTGCTGGCACATGGTACGTTAGATATCGGGGAATGAAAGCCAACACCTCCTGGGAAGAAGAGGATGAGATCCGCTGGCAAGTTCGAACCGATGGAGGCTCCTGGACTACTGTTCATACTGTCTATTTAGACGCTTCTGCAACGACCAGCGCAGGTAATTTACCAATATATGATGATGCGACCAAGGCCTACGGTTGCTCGGTCGATTCTTTTACTTTCACAGTCGGCGGAACTTCGTCTGAATTGCGTGGTTATAGATATTCTGGAAATACGAACGAGTGGGTGGCCATCTGGGAATTCCAGCAAGTAATGGCAAATGATGGATCGAGGTATCCATGTCTAGACATCATGTCTCCTGTTGGTGGACCGGATCACAGCACGCAGTATTTGATGCGGTTTTTTACCAATGACGCAACGACGAGCACTCACTATCCTGACGGTACTATTACGTTGAACGATGGAACTGTTAGCTATAATCAATTTACTGGCCAGCATGGTGGAAAAGTTACCGTTGAAAATATGAAATACTCAAAGGGATCGATCGTTAGAATTACTGGAATTGATAAAACAAAAAATGAGCCTGTTTACGAGATTGAAGAAACAACATCTGCGCAAGATAAAGCTGTTATAGGTGTATACAATAGCTTTGAGGGTGTCGGTGGGGTATCAAACTGCGGTATTGCCGCTGTAGGGAATGGCTATATACTTGTTTGTGATGAAGGTGGTGACATCGAGGTTGGAGACTATATTTGCTCGTCTAATATAAAGGGACATGGTATGAAGCAAGAAAGTGATCAAATGATGAATTACACGGTAGCAAAAGCAGCAGAACCTGTGGATTGGTCAACAATAACGTCTTCACGATGGGTAATTACAGGTACAGATGAAGAGGGAGAGCAGATTGGTGAGCATCAACAATTTCCAGCAACACAAACAAGGATCAATTGTACATTCCACTGTGGATAGTGGTATAATAACTTAAATTAATTAATTATTAAATTAATAAACAGGTTTTATCAGTATTTGGTTAACTGGGAAACTGAATTCAGAATTAATATACAACCTCTGTAAAATTTGTACACGCAAAAAACTGAACTTTCTTTTTCATATACAGCTGCTCACTAGAGGTTATTATTCCTTGTGAGGTAGCTGAATGTTTAATAGTCCCTTTGAAGATACCAGAATTAAAATTGATCGATCTGCAGATGTAGTGTTTGTTGCAGATCTTTTTGTTGAGAATTATGTTGGTGGAGCAGAACTGACAACCCAGGCTCTTATCGATGCTTCTGATGACGTAATTGTTCAGAAGCTTCATGCTCAAAATGTTACGCTAGAATTATTAGAAGCTGGAATGGACAAGCATTGGATATTCGGTAATTTTTCTACGTTAAATCCCCAACTAATTCCCAGTATTATAGGAAACATTTCATATTCGATTCTAGAGTATGACTATAAATTTTGTCAGCATCGGTCTATTGAAAAACATCTTTCAGAGAGAGATGAAGTATGTGACTGTCATAATGAATTACATGGAAAGATGGTGTCTTCATTTTTTCACGGTGCAAAAACGATCTGGTGGATGAGTGAAGAGCAAGAACGAAGATATCTTTCAAGATTTCCATTTTTAGAAGAGAATGATAGAGTTGTCTTGAGTAGTGTTTTTGATGAAAGCTATTTTGCAGTGGTCAAGGCGCTTAATGATAAATACAAAGAAGTTGACCGTAAGGGCTGGATTGTATTGGGTGCTGAATCTTGGATCAAGGGTGCATCAGACGCAATTGCTTATTGCGAAGAAAATAATCTAGAATATGAAGTGCTATGGAAGAGACCATACGGCGAAGTTTTAGAAAGGCTAGCCACCGCTGAAGGGCTTGTGTATTTGCCACGCGGAGGTGATACATGCCCTCGAATGGTAATTGAAGCCAAGATGCTGGGCTGTGAACTAGTTTTAAACCAAGATGTACAACATGCCGATGAAGAGTGGTTTAAGGCTTCTCCAATAGACATGGTTTCATATTTGTACGCTGCCAGAAATCGATTCTGGGTGTCAATCAAGAGTGTGATGGGATGGACTGCAACTATTAGTGGGTATACAACAGTTCGAAACGCTAATGATATGGGTTATCCTTGGAAGGCATGTGTAGAATCAATGCTCGGATTTTGTGACGAAGTGATTGTTGTAGATGGTGGATCAAATGATAATACATGGAAGCAGCTACAGGAATGGAGCAAAAAAGAACAACGTATTAAAGCGCATCAAATTTCTGTCAATCCCGATGACCCAAGCTTTGCATACGAATCCGATGGAAAATTAAAGGCCAAAGCTAGAGACTTATGTAAGATGCAATATTGCTGGCAGATGGATGCTGATGAAATATTACATGAAGATGACTATGAACAAGTTCGACAGATAATAAGAAATTTTCCCAAAATGGTTGATATTGTTGCACTTCCCATCATCGAATACTGGGGATCAAAAGAGAAAGTAAGGGTTGACATCAATCCCTGGAAGTGGAGATTGAGTAGAAATCTTCCTCATATTACACAAGGAATTCCAGCAGAGCTTAGAAAATTTGATGATGACGGTAATGAGTATGCAGGCTGGGGTACCGACACATGCGACTATATACACAAGGAGTCACGTGAAAGACTTCCAATAGCTTCTTTTTACACTGAGGAAGTAAACAAGTTCAGAGCTGCAGCTCTTGAAGGAGATAAAAAAGCTCTAGAAATGTATGAGGGATGGTATAACAGCGTTCTTGAACAACTACCAACAGTCCACCACTATTCGTGGTTCGATATATCTGCAAAGATAAAACAATATAGAAAGCACTGGGCAAAATTTTGGAAAAGTCAATATCGATTGGACATAGAAGACACTGCAAAAAATAATGTAATGTTCAACAAAGCGTGGAGCGACGTAACAGATAATGATATTAACATATTTGCATCTCGATTAGCGACAGAAATGGGAGGATGGATATTTCACGAACCGGTAAACTTTTCTGCGCCCACTCCACATGTAGTGATAGGTAGAAATCATCCACAGGCTTATCTAGATAACGTTTCGAGCGATAAAGAGGAAGAAGATGCCAAAAGTTAGTATTGTTCTTCCTTGCTATAATGGTGAAGCGACTATCGAACGAGCTATTAAATCAATTGCTGCGCAAACATATCGCGATTTTGAGACTGTTTTTGTTGACAACAAATCAGATGACAGAACATTATCGATAATTGAGCGATATAGACAATCCGCGAATATTCGAATCGTAACTTGCGATACAGCAGGAATCGTTCCAGCGTTGAATACTGGAATATATCATAGCGATTCTTCTTTTGTTGCAAGACAAGATGACGATGACTATTGGTACCCAACGAAATTAGAAAAACAAATGCTGCATTTTGAAGAAAATCCCGCCACGTCTATTTTGGGTACACGAATTCGTCTTCTTGACGAAGAAGGTAAAGCTCAGGATTTAGGTACGTATGGCCGACCAGTGAATTATCCTGTAGACGATCATACGATTCGATATATGCTTATTTTGGGTCAAAATCCGCTGTGTCATCCATCAGTGGTAATGCGTAGAGAGGTACCCCTTGTCGCTGGTGGATATAGCCAGCATTTTTTCTTGGCAGAAGACATGCATCTTTGGTTAAAGGCATTTCCGTTTTTTAAGTTCGCAAATTTACCAGAGGTTTTGCTAGATTACACCCAGACGGTTCGTGAAGACTATGACCCTCGTGTAGTGAAGGATTTAGCAACTTTCTACTATAACCTCTATAAGTCACAGGGGATAATCGAAGGAGATCGTCCTGCGCTAGTCTATGATTGGGAAAGAGGAGTAAAGTGAAACCACTATTACAGACCATAATTTTTTCAAAAAATCGAGCATTTCAATTACATGCATTGCTGTCTTCTATGAGATTGAAGGTAAAGACCTTGAAGCCGTTCATTCATACGGCAATATTGTGGTCAGCTGATGGTGCTCATAAGGATCAATATTCCGAATTAATTCAAATGTATCCTGAATTTGAGTGGATTGAAGAGACGTCATTTCGTGATCAAGTAATTCAGAAATTAGATGGCTCGAAAGCAAAAAGATGCATGTTTCTTGTGGACGATATTATTTTTACAAGAGAAGTAGACTTAGTTGACGCAGTGCAGCTGTGGGATGCTAATGAAGGAGGAGCATATCGCGTCGCTGTATCATTAAGGTTGGGAATACACTTAACGAGGTGTTATGCACTGGATTGTGAGCAAGTTCACCCAAACACTGGACGCATTGTCGGGCCCTGGTTCGTCTGGAATTGGAAAGATGCGCACTCAAAGGGAGATTGGAGTTATCCGTTTTCACTAGACGGTCATATCTTCTCTACTGGAAAACTACGAAGCTGGATCGATCATTTAGACTTTGGGAACCCCAACGAAATGGAGTCAGAGATGGCTTCAAAGATTCCAATGACATTTAACGTTTCACAAAGTATGCTTTGTTATGTGCATGCGCCTCTTTTTAATATGCCGCTTAATCGTGTTCAGGACCAATTTAAGAATCGATGTGAAGAAATATCTGTCCAAGAATTATTTGAACATTTTCATAATGGCGATGAGCTAGATTTAGATCGATATGATAACATTCTCAATACAGGATGTCATTTTCCAATGCCTGTTTATTTGAGAAAGAGGAAGATAGATTGATGAAAAGAAAAGAATTAAAAATCGGTATACTGTCAGTCGCTACTGGAAAGTATATAGATTTTCTAGAACCACTTTATGAGTCTATAGAGCATAGATTTTTAAGCGGTTATAAAAAGACATATTTCGTTTTTACCGATAACCCTAAAGCTGTTCAAACAATCGCTGCAAATGTTGGAGTTGATGCGCTATCTATCCCTATCGAACGTCAAGGATTTCCTGGCGACACTTTATTACGATATAACTACTTTTCTAGACTCCCGGCAGCCTTAGCAGAAGTAGGTTCCGAACCTCCTGATGTGCTTTTTTATTTAGACGCTGACATGTTAGTCTTTTTCCCCGTCGGACCTGAAGTGCTTCCAGTCCCACCGCACTCTGAGCTTGTGGCTACTTCACATCCCGGATATTACAACCACAGAACACCTACTCATCCGCTGGGTGATCCAGATCAAAATCCCAAAAGTAGAGCCTATATTCGATCATACGAAGCTGGTGGCGATCATCGTCGTCGAAAAAGAATATGCTATCTTGCAGGTGGATTTAACGGTGGTACCTATTCAGCTTTCATGAAGATGTGTGAAGTTTTATCTAAACAAATTGCAGATGACTTAGCAGATGGTGTGATGGCAAGATGGCATGATGAGTCGCATTTGAATGAGTACTGTAGCAGATATTACATTTTTGAGCGCTTGAAAATTTTGACACCCGAGTACTGTTTTGATCAAAAAGATATGGAGATAGATGGTAACGATATTCGAATCAAGGGAGTACAGTACGCTCCACGAATAGTTGCACTAGATAAAGACCATAACAAGGTTAGGAGCTGACATAATGACAAATATACCAAGGGTTTCTGTTTTAATACCCCTGCATAACTGCGAAAAAACTGTATTTCGTGCGATCGACTCTGTTCTGCAACAAACATATACTGACTTTGAGGTGGTATGTGTACTAAATAATTGCTCTGATGCAACGGAAGATATACTACGAGATATCCAAGATGAGCGCATAAAGATCGTTTATCAAAATAAGTTGAAAGGAATTACGCCAACATTAAATCATGGATTTAGACATTGCCTCGGCGAATTTATCGCGCGCCAAGACGGTGATGATTATTGGTATCCAGAAAAGTTAAAAAAGCAAATGGATTATTTCGAGAGTAATCCAGAAGTTGATATTCTTGGAACACAAATTCGAATGGTGACGTCCGATGGTCAAGATTTTGTAAACAGAGATGCTGGATATGCTACGTCACAAAACAAATTGGTTACTTGGGATGCGGGAAATCCTGAGACAGATCAAGAAATTCGAGGGTTACTTTTGGAGGGTGACAATGTAATTGCTCATCCCAGCGTGGTTATGAGGGCAGTTGTATTAGACTGTGTTGGGGGTTATGATCCACTATACATAAGGGCGGAAGATTTGCACTTGTGGATGAAGGCATTACCCTTCTTTACATTCGCAAATTTGCAAGAGGTTCTAGTTGACTATACGGTAAAGGAATCATCGAAAGAAGATTGGATGTGGGGTCAGGACTGGAAAATGGCTGAATGCTTAAAGCCCTTTATTCTGATATTAGAAGAGGAAGATTTACGTGCTGGTAAGTCACGGCGAGAATTTCTAAAATCTGTGGGAGCCAATCCACCAACACCTGTCCCTCCCCACAAGCCACTAAAGTAACTTTGGAGAAAAAATGTTCACTATTCTTCTACCAGTTTTTAATGGTGAGCGCTGGATTATTGAGGCGATACAAAACTTAAAAGACCAGGTTTATACGGATTTTGAAGTCATTATAGTATGCAACGGTTGCACAGATCGATCCGCTAGTTTTGCATCAAGTCAGATAGCAGAAGATAAAAGGTTTAGATTAGTAGACACAAAATTTGCGAATAAATCATCCGCACTAAATATTGGGGTAATGATGGCGTCACGAGAGTGGATAGCAATATATGATGTTGATGACCGCTGGCATATAGAAAAACTAGATTATCAAGCCAGAGAGATATTATCTTCTTCTTCCTTGGAAGTTTTGGGAACACAAATGTTTTATCTGACAGAAGATAATGAAGTACAACCTGAGGGTCCCCTTTTGCCGCTGTCTCATGAAGATATAATGAGCTATTTGCTGGAAAGAAAAAGCAATCCATTTTGCAATAGCAGTATTACGTATCGAAGAGATTTGCATTTCACTAGAGTGGGATTTTATGATCCGCAATGTGCTGTAGAAGATTATGACTTTTGGATTCGATGCGCACTTGCTGGTACTCATTTTAAAAATTTGGCCGGGTTTTTAGCATTTCATAGGCTTCATTCTGGATCACATTTTAACGGATCAAATAAGCAACGCAACGATAAAGTTTTTTTAGATAGTATGATGGAGCATAGAAGAAAGGGAGCCGAGTAATTGATATGGTAGAAGAATTTTGTAAAAAATATGGTGTCTCAAAAGACGATGTGGTTTGGATAGATTTACAAGACACAGACTTATCAAAGCTTAAAGCTCTTAGTGAGAGCTTAATAGCGGTCAAATATGTTAGGATAACAAAGCCATCGATTAATCAAGAATTGCTTAATGACATAAACAATCATTTGACAAATTATTTTTGTTTCCGACGGGTTGACGGTCCAAATGATCAAGACATCGTTTACGAAAATAAATTTCATACTGATCCGGTTTGGCCTGGGATTGATGTTTCTGGATATGAGAACACTTACATAAGAGGAAAACCGAAAGAATATTTACTCCACACAATAAGCCTGTTTAAGCAATTTACAAAGGCTCGTACAATTCTTGAAATCGGATCCGTACGAGCCGTGATGGAGCATACTATTGACGAATTTAATCCCGCATGTTGCAACGATGGTCATTCTACATATTTTTGGAGTCATTATACAGGTGCTGAAGTACACACCGTTGACAACCATCCCCATAGAAAGAGAAATATTATGGATGTTGATGCTAGACTTTCAAGCGTCTTTGCGCACACTGCCGATGGCATAGAATTTATAAAGAATTTTGACCAAGAGATCGATTTGCTCTTTTTGGATGCATGGGATGTGATACCCGATACACCATACGCCGAAAGACATTTAGAAGCTTATATCGCTTCGAAACAAAAATTAGCAGCAAGCTGCTTAGTGCTTATCGACGATACAGACGTCGGTGGCGGCGGTAAGGGTAGACTAGTCATTCCAGAACTTAAGAAAGATGGGTTTCAATGCATAGCGAATAGAAGACAAACAATCTTTTTGAGGACAGCGCAGTGACACGTATAGTATTGATAAACACACCAACTCTTCCTTGTCCAGATACACATTATTTACATGTTAAGAAATTTCTAAAAGGGTTTGTTCAAAACGGCTTTCCGCTTATTGAGGTTAATAATAAAAGAGAAATTGATGCCTTAACTCATGACGACATTGTATACATCTCCAATCATGGGTTCGAACCATGGGCTGGTGTAAGTCGCGAAGATCTACCAATACAAAATGCTTTAAAGCAAATGGAGCTTCTGGAGAAGAAATGTCATTATGCGATATTGTGGCATTTTCATCAAGCGTTGTTCAGATTTTTTTATGAGCCGCAATTTAAGAACGTTATTTTAACCGGCCACTGGCGTGGGTCATGGGCTGATGAAGAATATTTCGATTTTTCATTTACACCGTATAGTCAATTGGAGAATTTTGTTCCTATGAGATTTGCTACTGACCTTCATCCCTCTGAAATTGAGGATCCGCTTGACAAGGTTTATGACGCATGCTTTATTGGGACTCCATATAAGATACCGTGGATTCAAGAAATTGCCGGTCGCCACAATGTATATGCTCATTTTGGTAAACCGTGGTTACCAGAAGCAGATAGGCTTCGTGTTCTAAGAACTTCTACAATTGGTCTGGGCTTTGGTGCCGACCAGAATGTGAAGGAGGGTGTAATGACTGAAAGAGTTATTGAAAGCATTGCTCATGGGTGTGTTGTGATAAGTGATTGCGCCACTGCACCAGAAAGAACCGGTGGCGCAGCAATTTATGTCGAAAGCAAGCAACACGCTCTTGAAGAAGTAAAACGGATTTTACATTCACCTGAGTTCGCTAGAGAAAAAATGCACCTCGGCCTTGAGTTTGTTAGAAATGAGGGCACCTATTTTCATCTTGCAAAAGATATGCTTGATGCACTGAATATCACATAAGCGAACTTGTACAGCTGCTATATTTTAAATAAAATGTTTAGAACATGTTATTCTGGGTTTAGTAATGCAAGAAATCATATTGGGGTCTCCTTATGGCGGGCTAGGAGACAATATTCAACTTTCTACGCTACCAGAGCTGTACGCTAAAGCGGGACATGATGTCTATATTTGCAGTGAAGCTTATTTTCGTAATCCCGAAATAAAAGAGCTCATTTGGGAATGTAATCCTTTTGTGAGGGGTACAAAGTCAGGTATTTGTAATGCTGGAGACACCCCCGGCCGCCACCGTCCAGTGCACCCAAATCCCATATCTAATTGGGAGATTCTTCATGGGTTTTCACCAACAAACACGATACCAAAGATTTATTATACTCCACAAAAGATCGATATATTCCAAGATGTATTTCTTGTGGATTTTTCTTCAATATCAGCAGTTTTTAGTACGAGAGTTGTGGAAGAAGCTTATTTGATGATTAAAGAAAAGTACCCTGACAAAACTTTTCGACGTGTCCGATTTCAACAAAACTTAAATCCTGTCAACGAAAAAGCACAATGGCAAAATGGCGTCTTTAGAGAATTAAACATCAGCGTAGGCAATGACGTAGTTGTAAATAACATCTTTGAGTATTGTGATATAATATGCTCATCTTTTGGATTCTTATCAATCTATAGTGGCGCCAGCCATCTAAGTTCTGCACTGAAAGAGTATAATCGAGAGTTGATTAGCTTATGTGTAGTAAGACAGGAGCACTATGAACATAATCGACGTAATTCGCTTCATTTATACGATAATATTGAATATATTCTTGTCTCATCCGATGGACTAGGGTTTTAATATATGAACGTTGATAGTCAAAAAAGGATATTCACTAACGGTTGTTTCGATGTTTTACATCGAGGTCATATTGAGCTTTTAAAATATTGTAAAACTTTGGGGTATGTGATTGTGGGATTGAATAGTGATAAAAGCGTTAAGAGGCTAAAGGGTGACAATAGGCCATTCTTCTCTCAAGATGATAGAAAATTTATACTAGAGTCTTGTCGGTTCGTGGATGAGGTACGTATCTTTGAGGATGACACACCGCTCAGAATGATAAAAGCCTTGAGGCCAGATATGATTGTGAAAGGTGCAGATTATATGCCCCAAGAAGTGGCTGGTCATGAAATTTGTGAAGTTAGAATATTCCAAATTTTAGATGGATATTCCACAACAAATATTTTGGAAAAAATACAATGATATATGTGTTCGATATAGACGGCACCATTTGTGAAAATTCTAATAGCGAATATCAAAATTCTATACCGAAATTAAATCGTATTGAAAGAGTAAATAAGCTTTATGATGAAGGACACACAATAATATTTCAAACTGCAAGGGGAATGGGTCGAAGTGGGAACTCCTCAGCGTATGCTTACAAAGCATTTTATGAATTTACTAAAAACCAACTTGATTCTTGGGGAGTGAAGTATCACTCATTGTTCTTAGGAAAGCCAGCAGGAGACACATACATCGATGATAAGGGAATTAGAGATGAAGACTTCTTTACCGATTAAATTCGTTCCGAAGGGATGGGGATTTGAGAAGTGGATTGTTAATTGCGAAGAGTATTGCGGAAAACTTCTTTATTTTGTGAAGGGTAAACGCTGTTCATGGCACTATCATAAACTGAAAGATGAGGTGTTCTATGTGCAATCTGGAAAGATTTTGGTAAAATACTCAGAGGAAGATGATATCGAAAATGTTGGGGTAATAACACTCGGCCCAGGAGATAACTTCCATGTTTATCGTGGGCTTAGACATCAGATGATCGCTCTTGAAGATACTGAGCTTTTTGAATTCTCAACGCAACATTTCGATGAGGATAGTCATAGGCTTCAAAAGGGAGACTAATATATGCGCACAAAGAGAGTACTTATAACAGGATCTTCACGAGGTCTTGGAAAGCATTTAGCGACCCAATTTGAGATGGCTGGATGTGGCGTTTTTAGACACGCAAGGATGGATGATTCAGGATACGATATTACTGGAGACATCACAAGTGACAATTTTTATGATTTGTTAGAAAGTTTTATCAGAGATAATCACATTAGTATCTTTGTAAATAATGCAGCGATCCATGAGCCGAAAGCATTTTTAGAGTATAGCGAAAATGATATTCGTATTGTGTTGGTAACAAATCTAGTTTCTCAAATTCTTATGATACAACGAGTGTATAAAGTCTTTAAAGAACGAGGTTCCGGAATAGTCGTTAACATTAATTCTTTGGCAGGCCGGAATCCATCATCAAATGAAACAATTTATTGTGCAAGCAAATACGGTCTTCGTGGATTTTCCGAATCACTCCAGATTGAATCTATTGGTAAGAACATAAAGATTTTAGATTTTTATCCTGGCGCAATGAAAACAGACATGTGCAAAAATAGAGAAAATTATGATAGCTTAATGGATCCCCATGAGGTGGCTGAAATAATATGCGACACCGTTTTACGTAATGATACCACTATTTTACCCACTGAGACAATTATAAGAAAATTTTTATCAAAGGACTAAAGCAAGATTATGAAAGCAGCAATTTTAGAAGAAATTAATGGACCACTAGCCATTAAAGAAGTCGAGCTAACCTCGTTAAAGCCGGGGCAGGTTTTGGTAAAGATCTTAGTTAGTGGGTTATGTGGCGCTCAATTACATGAAATCCGTGGTCATAAAGGTAATGCAAAGTTTCTTCCCCACTTAATGGGTCATGAGGGCTGTGGAATCGTACAAGAAGTGGGCACCGGAGTCATGACTGTTGCACCTGGGGATAAGGTTGTAATGCATTGGAGACCTGGTACAGGAATGGAGGCGCCATTTCCAGAATATATTTTGAATGGTAAAAAGATAAGCAGCGGAAAAGTGACAACACTTAGCGAATATTCTATAGTCTCAGAAAACAGGGTGACGACAGTTCCGGCAGATACTCCAAATAATCTTTGCGCGCTTCTGGGTTGCGGATTGACAACAGCATTAGGAATTATCGATAATGAAATAGATCTTAAAATGGGCGAAAGCGTGATGGTTATTGGCTGTGGTGGTGTAGGGCTGAACTTAATACAAGGCGCAAAAATGAAGAGCGCATTTCCAATCGTAGCAATTGATCAATCCGAGTATAAAAGACAAAAAGCTTTAGAGGCAGGAGCTAGCCTCTTTATTAATACTGCAACCGAGGAGTCCCAACCTAACGAGATTGATGTGATAATCGACACCACGGGAAATGTCAACGTAATCGCAGATGCGATAGGGCGCCTGTCTAAGAATGGCAGAATGATTTTAGTAGGTCAACCTTCTCCTAACGAAGAATTGACGATCCCTAATGGTATCACATTATTCGGTGGTTCTGGAAAGTCTATAAAAGCGAGTCAGGGTGGAAGGACCGAGCCAGCTATGGACATCCCGCGATATATCAAGATGTATCGAGCTGGAATTTTAGACATTGATAAAATTGTAACCCATACGTTTTCACTTGAAGACGTGAATGAAGCGTTTGACTTGTTAAAGACAGGCACCGCTGGTAGAATAATGGTAAAGATGTGAAGAAGACTATCTATCAATTCTTAAAAGAAATTCAAGTCTATGATTGCGAATTCCAGAAGGTCAGAATAGGTAATGAGTCAGATGGAGGCTATGTTGCGCTACATGAAGTGTGTGATAAAACCCGAACGCTTTATTCTTTTGGTGTCGAAGATAACATCACTTTTGAACAAGACTTCGTCCGGCGATATCCCCAGGCGCTCGTAAAACTATTTGATCATACAGTGGATGGATTGCCGTCTAATCATCCCAATTTTGCTTTTGTAAAGAAAGGTATCGCCGCCACCCCCTCCAAAAACTTCGTTGCACTTTCTAGCATATTAGACGAAGAATGTACAGGTATAACTTTAAAGATGGATATTGAGTGGGATGAATGGAGTGTTTTGGGTTCGTTAAGTTCTGATCAGCTAAAAAAAATAGACCAAATGCTGGTCGAATTTCACTTAGTCACTGTAGATGTTGATAACAAATTTATAGCAAATACAGACCCTGAATATAGGCTAACGCCTTATTTCGATTCATTTTATAGAGCGACTTATGACAAAGTTAATGATGCTCTTTTTATGACATACCTTAATACAATGAAGAAAATTAATGAATGGTTTTACGCTTTTCATATTCATCCCAATAATTCGCTAAAGAAGGTTAAGACCGGTGGATATAGTTTTCCACCACTTTTAGAAATAAGCTTTGTAAGAAAAGACTTGGTAAAAAATATTAGGGCTACTACGTGTAATTTTCCTATTTCTGGTTTAGATTTTCCAAATAAGCCCTACAAGAAGGAAATTAAGAATTATTATCCACTAGCTCAAGAGGAAAAAGGAGAAAAATGCTGAATAACAGGTCAAAACAAATCAGGAGGGACACCATTACTTTATCAAAGGCCAATGGTGGTTATCATTATGGGGGTTGCTTTTCAGCAGTAGAGTTACTCGTTTCCTTGTACGATCATATCTTAACCGATGATGATAGATTTATATTAAGTAAGGGTCATGGCTGCTGGCCATATTACGTTTTGCTTAGGGAGCGTGGGTATGACCCTAGACCTACCGGCCATCCAGAACGTGATGTGCATAATGGAATTCACTGGACAACAGGTAGCGAAGGACACGGATTTCCAGCTGCCATTGGAATGGCAATAGCAAAGAAAATGTTAAAAAAGTCTGGAAAGATTTACGTTATTATTGGTGATGGAGAATGCCAGGAGGGCACAACTTGGGAATCTCTTTTACTGGCTGCACATCACAAGCTTGATAATCTAGTTATTATCGCTGACTGGAATGGTATTCAGGGCTCAGGGTATACAAAAGATATTTTACCCATCCCAAACTTCGACCAGATTGCTGAGGCAATCGGGTGGTCAACGTCAGTCATCGATGGGCATTCATATGAAGAAATTTTAGGTGCCCTGGCTATCTATAAAAAAGAAACGCCACGTCTTATTATTGCAAATACGATAAAGGGTAAGGGGGTGAGCTATATGGAAAATCAGCCTTGCTGGCATGCTCAATGGCCGCCACCAGACAAAGAAGAACAAGCGCTTAAAGAGCTGGAGGATTCAGAGTAATGAGACGTGCATTTGGAAAGACGATTGTTAGGATCGCTGAAAAAGATGACAGAGTTATTTTAATATCTGGTGATGTTGAACAATGCATGGAGGAATTTCAAGAGCGCTGGCCTGAAAGGTATATTAATGCCGGGTTATGCGAGCAATCGATGATCAGTATGGCAGCGGGGATGGCAGCAGAGGGATTGAGACCAATCGTTTATTCAATCACACCATTTTTGATTGAGCGCCCATTTGAGCAGATCAAAATTGATATCGATGAGCAGAAATTACCTGTTATGCTTGTAGGACAAGCTGATTACCCCACCCATGGTCCAACACATCGTCCACTAAACGCTGAAGGTCTAATCGCCTTATTTAAGAATACGACTGGATACTTCCCCAAGTCTCAGCAAGAGACAGAAAAAGCAATGATTGATGCTTATTTGATGGGTGAACCAGCGATTATCTGTCTTAAGCGCGACGGTTTACCGTTTTTCTAAGATGAAAGAGGTTTTAGTTATAGGTGATAGCTGCAAAGATGTATTTGTGTATTGCAGCGCAAATAGGCTGTGCCCTGATGTTCCTGTTCCTGTTTTAAATGAGAAATATCGTACATCGAATCCTGGGATGGCTGCGAATGTGCATAGAAACATTCTGGCTTTAGGTGTTGAGTGCGATTTGCTCACCAATCAGAATTGGGAAGATTTTTCTAAAATCAGGTATGTTCATGATGAAAGTAATCATATGTTTTTTCGAGCCGACTCTTTACCCCGCATAAAACCATTCGATACAAGTAAGATTTGCTATGATTACCATTTGATAATTGTATCAGATTATGATAAGGGATTTTTATCTAAATCTGATATAAGGACAATTTGTTCCCATCACGATAACGTATTTATTGATTCAAAAAAAATTCTGGGGTCTTGGGCGCATGATGCAAGATACATCAAGATTAATCACACTGAGTATCACCGCTCAAAGGACCATATTGATAAATTTTTAGTTGATAAGATTATTCGAACAGAGGGTCCGCGGGGATGTGTGTACCAAGATGAAATATACCCTGTTAAAAAAGCTGAAATTAAAGACGTTTCTGGCGCTGGAGACAGTTTTCTAGCGTCGTTGGTTGTGAAGTATTTAGAGAATAGTGACATAATAGAAAGCATTAAATTTGCAAACAAGTGTGCTTCTGAGGTTGTTACAAGAAGAGGAATTTCAATAATCCAGTGAAAATATTAGTAACAGGTGCAAATGGATTTATAGGCAAAAACATGGTAGCTGCTTTGTGTCAGCATGAAGTAGTATGTCTGGATGATGATCATTTGGATAATACCCAATGGAAGAATCTCTGGTCAACACTTTTAAAAGATAACACTTTAGACGCAGTCTTTCATATCGGCGCATGCTCAGACACATTAGAGCAGAATGTCAATTTTATGATGCAACGTAATTATGAGACGACAAAGTTTCTTGTTGATTGGTGTGTTGAAAACAATATACCCATGATTTATTCTTCTTCTGCTGCAAACTACGGCGCAAATAATGATCATCCATCCAATTTGTACGGATGGAGTAAGTACGTAGCAGAAGACTATGTTGTGAGTAATTCAGGTATAGCATTACGATATTTCAACGTGTATGGCCCCGGCGAAGAGCGTAAGGGTAGGATGGCGTCTGTAGCTTATCAAATGTGTACAAGAGATCAAAGCAATCTTGAGTGTAAGTTATTTCCAGACTCTCCGCGGAGAGACTTTGTATACGTAAAAGATGTCGTCTCTGCGAATATTCATGCTTATGAAAATTATGAAGCGCTTCAAGGTAAATATTATGATGTAGGAAGTGGCCAAGCAAGGGCCTTTGAAGAAGTTCTTGACTTGCTGGAGATCAAGTATTCTTATCATTCTTCTGATGCGATCCCAGAAGGTTATCAGTTTTTTACTCGTAGCAATAAAGAGAGGTGGTTACCGGGGTGGGAGCCAAGATATCAGCTTGAGGAAGGGATATCAGATTATCGAAAAGTTTTGGAGACTAGATGAAAATCCTCGTCACAGGCGGAACCGGAATGGTTGGGTCTGCTTTTAGAAATCTAAAAACCGACCATGAATTGGTTCTATATGGGTCAGAACAATACGACTTGAGAGACGATCAGCAGGTTGATGATATGTTTTATCGCAATCAAGTTGATGCAGTTATTCATTTGGCTGCAAAAGTAGGTGGTGTGAAGGGGAATATGGATTTCATGGCAGACTTCTATTCTGATAACATTAAGATAAACACCAATGTTCTAGATTCAGCACACAGTCATGGGGTCAAAAAAGTTGTTTCATTGTTATCAACATGCGTTTATCCAGACGCCGTTTCATACCCCTTGACAGAAGAACAAGTGCACCAGGGCGAACCGCATTACAGTAATTTCGGCTATGCGTACGCAAAAAGGATGCTAGACGTACACTCCAGGGCTCTTCGTAAACAATATGGGTGTAACTTCATCTGTGCTATACCAAATAATCTATATGGCCCTCATGATAATTTTGATTTAGAGAACGGTCATGTAATTCCCGCAATAATCAGGAAAGTGTGGGAAGCAAAGCTTACTAAGACAGCCCCAGTGTTTTGGGGAGACGGATCCCCGCTACGTGAATTTACGTACGCACCCGATGTTGCCAGGATCTTACTTTACCTTTTAGAAAAGTATGATAGCTCGGTGCCCATTAATATTGGGATGACGAATGAGCAGAGTATAAGCAGTATAGTAGATCTAGTGTGTAAAGAGCTAGATGTTAGCACCTCCATTATTTGGGATCGATCAAAGCCCGCTGGACAATTTAGGAAACCAAGCTCAAACAAGAACCTATTGAAGCTTGGATGGGAAGAAAGCGAGTATACTTCGTTGGAGTCTGGAATAAAGCAAATGTGTGAATGGTTCTCTACAAATTATCCCAATATAAGAGGTATGAATAAATGAAAACAGCAATGATAACAGGCGTAACTGGCCAAGATGGGTCGTATCTCGCAGAGCTTTTGTTAAGCAAAGGATATAGGGTCATTGGTCTAAAAAGACGGACAAGCTTAATAACAACCGACCGTGTAAATGCGATTTATAATAATCCCAATTTTGAACTACGCTATTATTCTCTTCACGATCCTTCAACCCTATATCGCCTATTAGAAGAATATGAGCCAACTGAATTTTATAATCTTGCTGCTCAATCTCATGTGCGGGTTTCTTTCGACGTACCAATCGAGACCGTGGATACAATCGCAATGGGTACCCTTCGTGTTCTAGAAGCTATTAGACATGTCAATAAAGACATAAGAATATACCAGGCTTCCTCTTCAGAGATGTTCGGTGATAACCCTCAAGCTCCACAGGATGAGAAAACTATTTTAATGCCGGCGTCCCCATACGCTTGTGCTAAAGTTTTTGCGCATAATCTGTGCAGAAACTATCGTGAATCCTATGATATGCATATTTCATGTGGAATATTGTTTAATCATGAATCCCCAAGAAGAGGTGAGACGTTCGTAACACGTAAAATTACTAGGGCCGCTGCGCGTATAAAAATGGGGCTTCAAGAAAAGCTATATCTTGGTAACCTTGAAGCAAAGAGAGACTGGGGTTTCGCTGGAGACTTCGTAGAAGCTATGTGGCTCATGATGCAACAAGACCAACCAGACGATTATGTTATAGCTACTGGAGAAACACACTCAGTACAAGAATGGCTAGACTGTGTTTTCTGTGTAGCGTCTCTACCACAAGCCGGGAACGTTGAAATCGATCAAAGGCTTTTTCGACCTCATGAGGTACCATTGCTGTTGGGTGACCCATCAAAGGCGTTGAAGGAACTTGGGTGGAAACCAACAATAAGATTCAATGAATTAGCTAAAATGATGTATAATGCAGATAAGATTTTCGCAGAGGGTGAGCTTCGATTGCTCGGCCGAGATTTAAAGATTGAAGCGCTTATTGATGGTCGAAAAATGCCCTATCAATCTTCAAAGAAATAGAGTAAATCTGCATAACTTCTTTTAAAATATAAAATAAGGAAGTTGTATATGCATATTAAAAACCCCGAAGAGATAGATTTTCGTACTGGGAAGCCACACGTTTCATTTTCTGAAATACGCTGTTGGAAGGAGTGCGCTTATAGACATAAGCTTTTGTATATTGACAAGATTGGTGTCGATGAGCCTTCTCCCTATTTATCTTATGGAACAGCTGTACATGAAGCAATTGAAGCATTCTTAAATACAGGAAACATGGACCCATCTATCGCAATTTCAATGATAGAAAGTGAGTGGGAAAAACACGGTTTCGAATCAAAAGAATTCAACGATGCCCATGCAGCGTACAGAAAGTCTCAAGGGTGGAAGCCTAAGCCATATCCTCCATTACATGAGTGGAAAGAATATGCCCTAACGGCGCTAACTGAACTACCACCATTTTTGAAAGAGACGTTTGGGGACTATGAGGTGGTGTCTGCCGAAGAGCAGCTATATGAATACTATCCTGAGTCGGATATCTTTTTCAAGGGCTTTATCGATGCTCTTATTAAGACTAAGCTCCGGGGAAAGGATGTCTATTATGTTATTGACTGGAAAACCGCTGGTGATAAAGGGTGGTTTAGAAATAAAAAGCAAGATATTTTGACATGGGGCCAGATTGCTCTTTACAAGACTTTTTGGCGAAATAAGCTAGGTTTGGATACAAAACAGGTAAGATGTGGGTTTGTACTTTTAAAGCGCGGCGCTCCAGCAGAAAAAGTTTGCGAGCTTGTGAGCGTTTCAGTGGGCCCCAAGGCAGAAGAGAAATCGATGGCCATTCTACGAAGCATGATTAAAACTGTCCGCCGCGGTATTTTTCTTAAAAATCGAAATTCTTGTTTATTTTGTGAGTTTAAAAAGACACCCAATTGTCCAGGAGGATGATTCTTAGACATATACGTTGAACTTTTATCGGTTATGATTATCTGGTGAGGTACGTATATGGAAAAATATAAAATACTAATGCTCTCGGATCATGCCCTCTCAACATCGGGTGTGGGTTGTCAATCACGATTTTTGATAAATGGGTTGGTTGAAAAGGGGTGTTGGTCAGTAAGACAGTTCGGGGCAGCATTAAAACACAACGAATATGACGTTGTGAAAATATCTGATGACTTTATTATCAAGCCAATAGATGGCTTTGGTAATCCAGATATGCTAAGAATAACTCTGGCCACTGAAAAGCCTGATGTCATTCTGCTGTTTACCGACCCAAGGTTTTTTACGTGGTTGTGGGAAATCGAGGATGAGATTCATCAGATGTGCCCCATCGCCTATTGGCATGTTTGGGATAATGATCCTCGGCCATTATTTAACGACAGTTATTACCAGGCAACAGATTTAATAAACTGTCACTCTTACCCAACCTTTAAGCAGGTAAGCTCAAAGTTTCCAGAACGTACTAATTTTATACCTCACGCCCTCCCAACTGATGTTTTCTATGAGTTTTCCGATTCAGATAAAAAACGGTACAAAGAGCAAGTTTTAGGATACCAGAAAAGAAACGACTTTGTGGCGCTATGGATTAACAGAAATGCAAAAAGAAAGAGGCCAGCCGATGTTCTCTGGGCCTGGAAAGAATTTCTAGACGAGTCTAAAGCTGAGCATGCTACATTGATAATGCATACCCAGCCGAATGACCAAGAGGGACCAAACCTAATAGCGGTCGCGGAAAGGTTAGGAATTCAGCATTCAGTACTTTTCTCTCCAGAAAGAGTTGATTTTGAGAAGATGAATGTGCTTCATAACATTTCTGATTGCTGCATAAACATCGCATACGCAGAAGGGTTTGGACTGCCAACTTTGGAAGCTATGCAAGTTGGTAATCCGATTATCGCTGCAAAAACAGGCGGTTTAACAAGACAAGTTGTTGACCACCGCGACGGTAGTCAAAACGGTGTCGCATTAGATATAAAGTTAAGAACGCTTGTAGGATCACAAGGTGTACCGTACATATACGAGGATTACGCTGACGTAAAAGACTTGGCAAACGCTATTATGCACTTATATTCCATGGAACCAGAAGACAGGAAAAAGCTTAGCAAGAAATGTTCAGACTATGTTAAGGAGGAATTTTCGCTTCAACGTACCATCGATGATTGGCACACAACCTTGTTAGACCTCGTGGAAAATTGGAAGCGAGGTACTCGTACAACACCACGTTTTGAAATGATAGAAATAGGAGCATAGTAATATGGAGGTTGTCATAAGAGGACCGCTTTTAAGCGTCACTGGTTACGGCGTACACACGCGCCAACTATTTTCGTGGGCTCAGTCTCGTGGTATGAACGTACATGCAAGTATTGTACCCTGGGGTATTTGTACGTACTATGTGAATCCCGAAGCACTAAATGGATTGATTGGTGAAATTATGAGTAAAACAACGCCAGTCGAAAATGCTGATCTCTCATTCCAGGTTCAGTTGCCAGATGAATGGGACCCTACACTAGCGAAAACGAATATTGGTGTCACTGCGGGTGTCGAGGCAGATATCTGTTCGCAGACATGGGTTGAGGCATGTAAGAAAATGCATAAAGTAATAGTCCCAAGCACATTTACTAAAAAAACCTTTGTTAGAAGCGGGGTCCCTGAAGACAAAATTTGGGTGATTCCAGAAGCGCATAGCGTAAAAGATGACACTTCCCTTATACTCGATGCGCAGTTAAGCGGTCTTCCAACTAGCTTTAATTTTTTAATGTTTGGGCAGTTAACAGGCCACACTCCGGAAACAGATAGAAAAAATACGTTTTACGCGCTCCGTTGGCTTTCAGAACTGTTTAAGGACGACAAAGATGTTGGGATAATAGTAAAAACGAACCTGGGTCGGTTCACTACAAAAGATAGAGAGCATGCCAGAATCCTTTTTGAGGGTCTAGTAAACGAAATTAGGGTAGGCGATTACCCAAGGTTTTATCTTGCTCATGGAATGCTAGACGAAACTGAGATATCAACCCTGTATAGAAACAAAACAGTGAAGGCTTTGATTGCGCCCACCAGAGGCGAGGGCTGGGGGTTACCTATTCTAGACGCTGCATGTGCTGGGTTACCAATCATTACCACTGATTACTCTGGCCATTTAGACTTTTTAGAAAGTGTAAAATTTCTATCACTAGACTATACTCTTGTTCCAGTTCCGCCTTCTAGATGCGATGGAAGAGTGTGGATCGAGGGATCGAAGTGGGCAGACGTGAAAGAGTCCTCGTTTAAGTCTCGTGTAAAGAAATTTAGGAAGGGCTCTACTTTACCCGAAGAGTGGGCTAAGTCAGCTGCCCCGAAATTACAAAAAGAATACTCACTAAATGCCGTATCAATGGAATATGACAAATTCATGGAGAAGTGCTTTTGACTGGGGTAGAGATAATATTGGCATGTAGCTTATTCATTATGACCGTGATTGCAGGAATTGCGATATATTTTGCTGTAAAATTTGGTGTTTTGATTTTGAGTATTGAAGATGCTATTGAGGAGAGTCTTGATGTGTTAGATGAAAGATACATGTCTATTAGCGAGGTCATTGAGATTCCGCTATTTTCAGACAGCCCGCAGATTCGACAAGTTCATTTTGATTTGCGACGATCAAGAGAAGCCATTCTTTCAATCGCGCATATACTAGTTGACGATTTTAATAGATTAGAGGATATTGAGGATGGCGAAGACCAGAAAAAAAATACGTAGAAATCCTGGTAAAAAAAGGAACATGTATTTTAATAAAGATACACAGGCAGCGATTGAAGAATACCAGCAAGAGGAGTGCCTCGATAAAAGAGAGGTTATTTATCGGGAAAAAATTCTACCTGCATTTGAGCAATTATCAGAGAGCTTAATCTTTGTTTATGGGTTTCATTCCCCCTATGACAGCGTGCACGCTCTTAAGTCTGATTGCGTAACCTTTTTATACGAAACGATTTATAAGTGGGACCCCGCAAGAGGAACAAAGGCCTTCTCTTATTTTAATGTCGTCGCAAAAAATTGGCTTATTATCCGTTGTCGGAACGCGATGAAAGAGAACCGTCGTCACGTATCGATGTCAGACCTCTCAACAATGTCTTCTAGAGATAAGCACAAAGTGGCAAACAGCAGTGTCGCTCCATCGCCGCAAGATATTTTAGAGTTGGGAGAGTTACGGGGAAATATCCTGAAGGTGATTGAAGAGATCGAAAAGCGGGTATCAAAAGATAACGAGAAAATCTGTGTAAGCGCTATACGAACTGTTTTTGAAAACATTGATAACCTTGATTTTTTGAACAAGCGTGCTATTTACGTTTACGTAAGGGAGATCTCGGGTTTGACTTCGAAGCAGTTATCAGTTGCAATGTCAAAGATACGAAAGCACTACAAGGATATTGTTCATGATTCCCGAATCGTGGATTTATTTTAGGTAAGCATTATGGCTGACAACATCAAAAGTACACTTCAAAACTTTGAAAAAACAAAAAAGAAAATAGCAGACTTTGAAGAGATCCTCACCAAGATTAAGCATGCCGATGCAAAGAAACGTATATTATGGAAAGAGATATATGATAATGCATTAACCGATCGTCAAAATGCTCATATCTTGTTTGTTGAGGCATACACATGCATGACAAATTCATCTGCGGAACATGTCACCTTGGGTTCTACACTATCGAAATATTTAGAGAGGATGGCAAAATCAAACGAGCAATTATTGAAGCTGGCTGACTTAATTTCAAAGTCAGAATCAGAGCATAATTCGATAAACGCTGATGAGCTATTTTCGAAAATTCAGGATGAGTGATGGCAAAAGGTTCAGGAACTGACGCAGTAGCGAAAATTAATAACCCCACCTCGAGCATTGCAGCAGAGGTGGAAGCAGCCCAAACTGCAGGTCCAACACAGGTCCTGCAACGCGCCGTGGTGGTTGAAGTGCTATATGATCTCGCTGCATTTACCGAAGATGAATTTACAGAGCTACAAGCGATTGTTTCGACACCAGACCTTTTAGCTTCCACTCCACGGAACTCTATTATAGCTCGACCAGTTACTGCCGGAGCAGATAAACGAGCGACCGTTGAGAAGGATGAAGAGAGTGGAGAAGAAAAGGGAGTCGTGGGGGTTCTTTGTTACCCTTTCTTTCCGCCCCATCTGTGTTTTCCAGTTAAGCCCGGAGAACAAGTGTGGCTTATATCTGATTCGCCAGATGTAACAGCGGGAGTTCTCTACTGGATGTGTCGTATTCCAGAAGCAGACCATATTGATGGTCTCAATTTCACTCATGGTGATAGAAAATTTATTGGTTCGACTGGTGAGAAAAGTTCATCTGAAAAAGCCGCTTCCGCACAAGGCGAAGAAGTAGCAGAAGCAGCAGAAGTATTTGGGTTCCCTAATGGCCCCGGGGTGCAGGATGCGTATTCCTTGAATGGCGAGCTCGCGTATGAAGATGTTGTGAACGCTTCGTTGAGTTATATGTCATTTATTCCAGAACCAATTCCTCGCTTTACTAAGAGGCCTGGCGATCTAGTCATTCAAGGCTCAAATAATGCATTGATTTGCCTTGGTCAAGATCGCGGATGGACCCATGATTCTAGTAATGCTGCTCGACAAACCTCAGACGGAGCAGAGCAGTCAAATGCAACGTTAGAAGACGGTGACACGACTAAGGACGCTGAAATAAGCACGGGGGCAGTGGATATTGTTGCTGGAAGAGGACGCTACGATTTTCGAGTGCTTGGCGGCGCGGTAGATGATGATCCCGCATTAACATCTTCAAGAACTGTAGAGAACGTACCTCCCGATGAGGGTCGGGAGCCTTATCCAGAAACAAACAAAAACCCTGTTGGGAATGACACAGCTGGCGTAAATCGTTTCGACGGTCCCACAGAGGGAGACCCCGACTTAGAAAATGACGCTGCAAGAGTGTATGTTGCGATGGCAACTGAAGTAGATAAGAACTTCCATATTGATACTCCTGGAGACACCATCCCGACAGCGATCGATAGCAATGTTAAAGCAGCAGAAGATGAGTCATCTATTGAATATCCCGCTGCTGTGGTCGTAAAGTCCGATGAGGTGAGAATAATAGCCAGGAAGAAGGACTCGGGGGACCCTGTTAGTGGCGCTCCAGAAATTAATGGTAGCATTAGGCTCATTAAGGAGGGGGACGCCAGTGATGATCTGGCTGCTATCTTTATACTTCCTGATGGCACCATTCAAATTAGTGGAAAGCAGATTCTTTTAGGACGTGCTCACGCGGACGGCAGAACAAAGTCTATCTACGCAATGCTGGATGGCGGTGATCCCATGGGTCCTGATGATGCTGAACCCTGGGTTCGCTTTTCTGATTTAAAGAAATTATTTGGTCAACTTTATGAAGCTTTAGACCAGTGTTGTCAAACGCTTCAGACAAATATTTGTCCAATCATTGGACCCAACCCTCAAGTTACTGCCGCTGCAACGCAGCTTCAAGCAATGTTGAAAATTCATAAGACTCGCACACAAGATTTTGACGAGTTAGCATCTACAAGAATTTGGGGAGAATAACCGATGGCTGAGAAATTTACGTTTGGGCTTGAGTCAGAAGCAGCCGATGCGACAGTCAAATTAATACAAATAGACACGCTCGGAATCAGAGTGACTGCTGCAAACCTCGCCGCAGTTGCTGCCGCCATGGCCCTCGCCGCAGCCGAAGCCGCTATGGCAGCAGCTGAAGATGAGTTGGCTCTTGCCGAAGCAGCTGAGGCCGCAGCCCTCGCGGCACTGGCGGGCGGTGCTGAAACACCCGCCGGCCTTCTTCGAGCTTTGCCCCTTCCATTCGGGTCAATTATTCCCGAGCCTCCCGAGATAGCCTTACCGACGCTTAGCGGAAGCGGCCCTGATGTAGAGGGAGATACAGAGACTGTTGAGATGTTTGCCGCCCTAACAGAGATGAGCGGAATTCAAAAAGAGATGGGTGATGCTGTATTCGCAACACTAGACCCAATCCTCCAAGGGCTTGAGGGCGATCTTACGTACGCTGTAGCTGATACCGCAATTTTCGCTGCAGGTATAACCGACGAGCCCCATGATACCCGTCCACCGCTTCCTGTATCAGAGGTTGTGCCAAGCATGGCCCGAATGCAATTATTTGACGAGTTTGTATACGCTCTCCGCCGCGCAACCATGGCCGCCGGAACTGAAGACCCCGAAGCTCCTGGAAAAATTCTTTGTGCATATATGGCATTAGCGGTTGAGAAATTTGTACGTAGAGCAGTTATTCGGGTGTCATTACCAGATGACAAAATTATATCATTAACCGCTGATCTTAATACCTTCGGGACAAACACAGCTGCAAAATCTGCTGAGAACATTACGTTATTCGGTAATCCAAGCTTAACAGAGTGCGACTATAATGGTACCAGCGGCGAACTTGGTTCATACGATCTACAGTCTGCAGATATGTTACTTGGATTTAACATCGTTCCGCAGCTCACATTTTATGGTGGTATCGATACACTAAAGGACTACGGGTATAATTTCGATGCTGGAAATAGTGATCCGCTGTATCGAGCGGAGGGAGGGGAGGTACCCTTGGTGAATCTTCAAGCTATCCTGATGGGCCTTAAAAACGGAATAAACTTTATCTAGATGAGGGAATTTATCGGGGTAGATAATTAACGTCAGGAGTCGACATGGCAATAGTCCCAATTGGTAATAGAAAAGTTTATTCTTTCAAGTCTGTAGGGCAAGATGCTGCTGAAAGAAAAAAGTTTAGAGCGGAGCAGATTAGCGCTAGAAATAAGACGGCTTTTGGTATAAAGACTCCAGTACAATTATCAACTGGAGGTACTGAATTTCTTAAGATGAATTATTCTATGGCAGATCAAGTTTCCGATAATTTTAGAAACTTGATTTTGACAAATCATGGAGAGCGGTTGGGGTTTCCAGATTTCGGGGCAAATCTCATGGAATTGGCATTCGAGTTACAGAGCGAAGACGGCCAACAGGAAGCTGTTCACCGTATTAGCAAAGCAGCTGGAAAGTATATGCCCTATTTAATACCCAATACTTTTGAAGCGATTGTTGATCATTTTGATAATCAGACGGTTGCGAAAGTCGGCCTTAGGATAAGTTACGATATTCCGAAACTAAAGGTAAGTAATAGAATTTTAGAAGTGATCATCTACACTGCGAGTTAATAAAAAATGGCAAATGATATAAAGAAGCAATTAAAGAAAGAGCTACAACGAAATTATCTCGCAAAAGATTTTACGGGTTTTAGGAGTGACTTATTGAGTCATGCTAGGGTGTATTTCCCTGACAAAATAAAAGACTTCACAGAAGCTAGTCTTGGGGGTATGCTTTTAGATATGGCAGCATTCGTGGGAGACTCGATGTCTTTCTATTTAGACCACCAATTTAATGAGCTAAATTGGTCCACTGCTATTGAAGCTAAAAATGTTAAGAAGCATCTACGAAATGCTGGTGTAAAGGTTCGAGGAGCAGCTCCCTCCATTGCAGAGGTAAGGTTTTATTTTGAGATACCAGCAAAGCTATCTGGGACCGAGTACGGTCCAGACTCTTCTCTTTTGCCCAAGGTGGGTCGAGGCACTAAGTTAGCTTCTGCTAAAGGGGTTCCATTTTCGTTGATAGACGATCTAGACTTTACTGAGAAAGACTTATTGGGAAACTACCTTTATGATGCGATACTTGTTGAAGTTGATGATGCTGGAGATCCATCCAGCTATGTTGTTAGCATGATCGGAATATGTCTATCTGGTGAAGAAAAGACTGAGTCAATAAAGATCCCCAATTTGCACAAGCCCTTTCGTACGTTGACATTAGCCGCTGAAAATATCACAGACATCATAAGCGTAAAGGACAGCGAAGATAATGAATATTACGAGGTAGATAATCTTACACAAGATACTGTGTTTCAGGCTGTGCTTAATACGACTGAAGACGCTGAGCAGGTGCCTAATAATATTGAAATAATCCCAGCTCCCTACCGCTTTCTTACAATCTATGATTACAATACAAAATTAACGAAACTTCGATTTGGTGGTGGTGATGCTCAGACTCTTGATAACGACATTGTTCCTGATCCAGCCGATTTAGCATTGCCAATGTACGGAAAAACTGTAATGAGTAGATTTTCCATTGATCCTGGCTCGTTATTACAAACACAAACTCTTGGAATAGCACCTAGAAATACAACTCTAAAAATAACATATCGCTACGGTGGAGGGCTAAATCATAACGTGGCTGCCAATACAATCAAGACGGTAGACACACTATATCTCACATTCCCCAGCGTCGCAAACGCGACAGGAGCCAATAATGTTAGGGGCTCGGTAGATATTTTGAACGAAGATCCCGCCTCAGGTGCAGATAATGCTCCAACTCTTGAAGAGCTTCGTGCACAGATTCCAGCGGCGCGTCAAGCCCAGAATAGAATCATTACCAAACCCGATTTGGTTTCAAGAATTTATACCTTGCCCAACAAGTTTGGGAGAGTGTATCGTGTAGGTGTACAGCCAAACCCTATAAATTCTTTAGCGTCTCAAATATTCGTTATTTCAAGAGACAAAAACAAAAAGCTTGGACTAACACCTGATACGCTTAAGAAAAACATGAGAAAATACCTTAATGAATTTCGTGCTGTTAGCGATGCATTTGATATTTTAGATGCTCAGATTATTAATTTTGCTCTTGATTTTGTGATTGTAGCTCATCCGGCATCTAATAAGACACAGGTTGCGCAAAAAGCAATCCAAGCTTTGGCGAAGATTTTAGACACGAAGAATTTTCAGATCGATATGCCTATTGCGCTTTCAGACATAACAAACACAATCTTAAATACTGACGGGGTAATTTCTTTGGTGGCACTGGAACTTTCAAATAAGACGGGTACAATCGAAGATCGCGTCTATAGCGATGTTTCATTCAACCCTCAGGCAAACACATACCAACAGATGGTGATTGGCCCCGCTGGGTCAATCTTTGAATTGAAGTTTCCAAAATCTGATATAACAGTTTCGGTAAGGTGATTAAGAATGTTTTACATCGTAACAGCTAGTTCAGACACTTATATTACAAACAAGATTATAGACAATAACTTTAGAGCGACCGACGCTAACGTAGGAAGAGCCGCAACGTTAGACCTCTTTAAACTATACGACGAGTCGGTCTATACATCGGGATCTACGAGGGTTACTTCATCTGTCAGCGAGCTATCGAGAATATTAGTTAAATTTAATTACGACACAATCCAGACACTAGCAAGCTCATCGCTAGATTTTACTCATTCGAGTTTCAAGGCAGTACTGGAATTAAATGAAATACAAACTGGTGCTCCGGTTCCACGAGATTTCTGGGTCGTTTCTTATCCGCTAGCGCAGCAGTTCAATGAAGGCTCCGGCCGGGATACATCACGCTTTACTGACGTCGACGCTGCAAACTACACAACTGCCTCATATTCATCTGGGACACCTGTATTATGGAACACGAGCGGGTCTAACAAAGGTGGATACCTGGGAGACTCTGGGGTCGATTTTATTCTTAGCGGTGCCATTGGATCGTCAGTGGTTGATTTTGGAGCCTCTCAATATTTTAAAGAAGGTCCTGGGAAGATCTCTCTTGATGTCACGAATGTAGTGTCTTGTTCACTAGCCAGCTCAATTCCTAATTTCGGTTTCAGGATAACTTTTAGTGGCTCGTATGACACTGATACAAAGACACGGTTTGCTAAACGTTTTGCATCTAGACATGTAAGAAATAAGTTGCTATCTCCACGTCTTCTCATTACGTGGAATAATACGATGAAAGATTCACACCTTAATTTCGTATTTAACTCATCTGCTAGTTTATTTTTACGAAATACCATTGGTGGCACGTCAACCAACCTAAGGTCTGGTTCGGCATTGACTGAGCTGAGTGGTGAAGACTGCATTTTATTAACGCTGGTCAGCGGCTCGGGTGCTACTGCTTCGTATACATTTATTACTGCATCTCAGCATACTGGCTCCGCCACAAGCGCCGGTATGCCGGGAGTGTACTCTGCTTCATTCGCGTTGAACCAATTTGATTCATCATTTTTTAAGACGATGAAAGGTAATAATGAACTTACATTTACTGAAATATGGTCATCGCTTGATCGTACTATCGGATATATGACGGGATCGTTAACCGTTAAAAAAACAGCTGTGGCATCTAACGCGTTTGTGAATAGAAAGCTTTTATTCACCGCGACCAATGCATTGCCTGAGTATAAGCAATATTCTCGTGTTACGATGAGGTTATTTGTAGAAGATGTTGAAGCGCAACGTAAGACAAAGGCGTACAAGCTTCCTCGAGAACTTGAAACGATAATTGTTGACAAAGTGTATTACAGGATTCGTGATATCGAGTCTGGCACCATTATGGTTCCCTTCGATGAGATACGTGATTCCACCAGAGTAGCTGTTGATTCTGCCGGGATGTATATAGACTTTCGTACTTCTGGATTGCCCCACAACAGAAATTACACTATTGACCTACTCGTAAAAGATAGAAACATCTCTGAAATTGTTGAGCTTAATAACGTATCATTTATGGTTGTTTCTTAATGTCAAAAGGCCCAAAGATAAAGCGCGTTTTTGAAAATCAACGACTGTTTACTCCCAAGGTAATCAGAAGATACACAAATTCATCTGGTGTTCTTAGAAACCAGACAGCTGCCTCGTTATCTGGTTCAGCCCCTACATCTACAACAGGCTCTTTTAGGTATGATCCCCCCGGATCACCTATGAAGTCCACACAGCAATTGCCGCTTGATTTTTCGCAATTCGAGAACCACACATTTTTTGCATCCGCTGAATCAAATGTTAATGTCGCTTTTGAAAAAATTGTTAATCAATTTCCTTTTGACGGAACGACTGAGGAATATGAGAATTTTCTAGATGATTTGACTGGTTTCGAAAACTACGTTTTGGATTCGTTTCCGCACTATGTAGGATACCTAACTTTTGACAACACTGTGCTGGGTTCAGTTGATGGGAAGCATCAATCCATAGAAGTCAAGGATAGGGCCGGCGTTTTATTTCCTGCTTTATCTAGAATCCGTTCTGCAAAAACTATTTTAGATCCATCTGGTGGCTCATTTTCTGTTGAGTGTAAGTTGTCTTTGCCACCAGAAGTGAATACAAAACAGATCGTCTTTAGTCATATGAGCGATGGGGGTGTTGGTTATTCTGCATTTTTAGAAGATGGTGATGAAGCTTCCGCAAACATAAAGTTTGTAGTTGCTAGTGGTTCACATCATATTTCTGCTTCTCATAACTTAGAGAAAGGAGAAGTCTGGCACTCTTTAAGCTTCGTTTATGACCGTGATGTGACACAAAGAAATGCAAAGATATTAAGTTGTTCTACTGTGATAGCTACGTCGCCACGCTACCGATTTAATAGTCTAAGTACACAAGGTGCTTCTTTTTTCATCGCAACCGGAAGCACAATCCAGACCGGTGGATCTTATTTCACTCCAGCCGATACATTTGCCGGTTCCATTGACGAATTTAGAGTATTTGCAGGTGTGAGGCCACCTGGTGATATTGATTATTACATGCAAAGAAATATATTCGCTCGAAAAGATCTAAAGCTGTCTTTTCGTTTTAATGAGCCAACAGGATCATATACAAACAATGACGTTGTATTAGACCACTCTGGTATGAGCTTACATTCTAAAATCACAGGGTGGAGGGAAAACCAGATTAGAGTAGTAAATACTGACAATATGCCTCCGATGTTATTTGAGGGATCTGTAAAGCATCCAGTACTTTTTCCTTCATACCCCTCTCTCGTTACGCTGAATGAGCAATTGCTATTGTCGGCATCTCAGTATGATTCCAACAACCCAAACTTAATTACGAAATTAATTCCAGCGCACTATTTGGACGAAGCAGCAGCCTCACTTGCGATATCAGACAATCCTGATGGTACCCTTATGGATGGAATCTCAGCGATGTCTCCAAGTTATGATGTGCCTGGCGGCGCAAGGTTGGGACAACCACAAATAATCGCGTCTTTGTTGTTTATGTGGGCCAGGGAATTTGATATGGTGAAGGCATTTTTAGATCATGTTAGTAATCTAATTTTTGCTGAGTATGATTATAATGAGTCGATAGCTGATCACCTTTTACCCGTATTAGCAGAACACTACGGGCTAGAATTACCCAACATGTTTCGAAATGCAAAAATGAATCAATTCTTTTCAGGTGAAGAAGTCGTTACTGGAAAGCTTACAAGAAGTCTTCAATTTGCACAAAATGAAATATGGCGAAGAATTTTAATAAATGTTAGAGAAATAATTTCTTCAAAGGGTACAGTACACGCCATCAAGGCATTATTTAGAACTTCCGGGATAGACCCAGACAGAATTTTTAGGTTTGTAGAATATGGTGGCACAACTACTCAACGACTTGGTACGGCTCGAGAAGTGGCTACTGAGGTTTCAACCTTAATAGATTTCTCAGGTAGTCTGGCACACCAAACATCTGTCACAACAGATGCACAGGGGTTCTACGATAAATATCCGTCTATCCAAAGTGTGTTTCTGTCTTCTTCTAGAGTTGAGAAGGGATGGCCTCCGCCAGCCGGAGACTTTGTTATGCTCAACAACCAGGTATTGGGCACAGATAACACAAATGACGGACTTCAAACATCTGGAAGCTGGACAATCGAAACTCGAGTTAAGTTTCCTTTAGCTCGTGGACTCACTTCAAAACAAAGCTTATTTAGGCTTCATACCACATCTTCTGGCACGCCACATAACATGATATTGAATCTTGTTGCTACACCACCTACGTCTAGGGCTGTTTATGCGGAGAAGGCTGGGGAGAAAATTACGCTTTATTGCCGTCCTGGCTTCGGTTCAGACGCACCCTTGATTGAGCTTCCGCTCACCGGCGCAGACATTTTTGATGGACGTGTATGGATGATCACTTGTGGTAGGGAAAGATATGATAGGTGTGGTTCGTATGTATCTTCTAGCTATTTTATAAGGGCAACGAAGCAAGAATATGGAAATATTGTTGAATATCATACGACATCGTCCTTTTTCGCAGAACAATCGGATCCTCCGTATATGAACTATGGAGAAAATATTTGGCAGTTAAAAGAAGAGCCAGGCTCCAAGGCTCTGGAAAATGCGAGTGGTTCATTTTTAGCTTTCGGAAATCAGAGCATTACAACTACCGGTATAAATTTCCTGAATAACGCTGCTGCTGTGACAAATAATGATGCTAGAACAACGTTATTTCAAGGGTTAATGGGGCATACTCGTTTTTGGTCTGAAGCTTTAGACGAGCAAGAAACAAAAGAGCACTTATTAAATTTTCGATCGCTGGGTGTCCGAAACCCTCTTGTGAATTTCGGTTTCACACCTGATGTAACAGGATCGTTCGAAAAGCTTCGCTTGAATATATCATCCGATCAGCCATCCACAGAGAGTAACGATACCGGCGGTCTCTTTTTAATAGATTTCTCTCAGAACTTTAATCTATCTGGGTCTCAGTATTATCTACCAGCATCCGGATCGATGATAGGCGCCGTTGGACAAGGGTTTGAGGTAGAGAAGGGAGTGATTAAACCCGAGCGAATCGACTTTAGTTATCTATCACCAAATTGGGATGAGATGCCAGAGCAAAATAAAGTAAGAGTTGCCGGTTTCACACAGGGCAAGAATCTATTTGAGCTTGGTGGTCAACCAGCGCCTGTTTACGAGATTCCAAAGTCTGCCGAGCCTGTGGATGATGCAAGATTTGGTATTGAGTTTTCGATTATGCAAGCCCTGGATGAGGACATCATGAACATATTTGCAACTCTTGATGCACTAGATTTAGCGATTGGGGCTCCAGAATTGATGTTCGCAGAAGAATATCCAGAGTTAGCACGATTGAGAAAAGTTTATTTTAATCGCTTAACAGATCAGATCAATTATAAAAAGCTGTTTGATTTTTTTAGGTGGCTAGACGACTCGTTTGACTCGATAATAGAGGGATTAATCCCACGTAAGACAAATTACATGGGGTTCAATTTTATAATTGAGGGCCACGGACTAGAACGTCCTAAGGTGGCGTATGGGTCTGGAGACGTTTATCTCGGTGAGAGTACCAGGAGAAATTTAAAGGGAATCATATTACTTCGACAACTTGTCGGTGACATGAGGAAGTTCTAATGGCGAAATATGAAATAATCACTCCCCATGGTGTCGAAGCACCATACAGTCTAACGGGATCCATGTACGTAGGCGGCCCACCTTTTGATGGCTACTATACCGCTGGGTCATCTTTGGTTGGCTGGTGGCGCTTCCAGGATTTAACGTCTTTCCCTTCTTCTGGCGACGCGCCAGACTCAAGTGGTCAAGATAATCCCGCGACGAGTTTTAAAGCCAAGAGACCAGATTTTTCGATATCGTCCCCAGGCGATAGAATTCAACCAAATTCTGTATTATTAACCCAATCACCAGATATACAATCTGCCACCATCAAAGATCTCGCGGCAGATTCTGTTCTTTCATTCGGGGACGGGGAAACAGATAGTTCATTTTCAATTGCCGCGCGCGTACGGAGACCGTCTCTATCGTTAAATGGTGCGTACGGGACGATTATTCACAAGGGAAAAGAAAATTCCGCTGATGAAGTAGAGTACCAGCTTGTACTTTGGGACAATAACACAGACGGTGCCTCGAGGGTGCAATTTAAAATTGGTGATCGTTCTGAAGAAGCTTTTCTGCGAGTTCAGAGTCCTGCGGAGTCATTAACGGCCGATGAGTGGCATAGCGTAGTTGTGACGTATGACGGAACAGCCAAGGCAACTCTAGATGATGGTGGCAGCTCTATAAATTGTATGGCAATATACATCGATGGACGGCCTCAGCCGCTGGAAGATAATTCTCTTAATCCCCTGTTATATGTAGCGATGGAGGGATCGACCGAACGTTTTCGGATGGGCGCTCGAGGAAGTGGTGGAGGTGCGAACGGTTTCGAGGGGAACCTGGCAGACATAGCAATATGGAATAGGGAGTTAACTGAAATTGAGATAGCTGCGATCGCGAATGCAGCAAGTGGTCCGATTTATTGGTCATATCGAAACTTCCACCTTGTAGGATATGGTCAGCGGCTTTCACCCACTGGATCACAAGAACGCCTGTCTCTTCAAGGTTTGGACGCGCGTCCAGATGATGTATATTTCCCAAGCCTGCTTCCTCGTATTCGTCAAGGCGCTCCAATGTCGATATGGAGACAGGGCGAAAAGATATCTGACAAGTATTTTGATGACACTTTGTCCTTCCCCCATTCAGGGTCTACAAGTCTCCGCGGCGAAAATGATGTCAAGATTAATATGCGGATGAATTTTGAGTGGGAAAAGCTCAACTTTGGTCAAGCACCGGTAGTTCAGCAGGGGGAATCTTTTGTTGAGACTAACCCCTTCAATGCAGTAGACTTTATTACATCACCCGAAAGTACCTTCTGGCCCGTAAATTTATTCAACCTTGGGTCTCTACTCGATCATGAGTTCGACGGTGTAATAGAGCCACTAGACATTCGTTCTGAACTTCTTGGATTGGTTCGCTCTAGATTCGAGGGGCATTCTGTCCGCGGCTCGCTTATGGGTCCTGCTAGCGAAACATACTTTGGTAGCAAGCTTATTGTTGACAAGTGGCGCTCTGATGACGGAAAGACTCCATTTTTTCTCGATGCACCAATTAACTGGAGCGAGCTAACACCAAGCGCATCAGCGACATGGGACAGTTTGCCGGTGGCGGTTTATTCTAATATAACGACCGAGCCGGATCGACCGTTTGTTGATCACGATGCGTTTGAGCAGACCGTTTCTACTTTGGTAATGAATAACCCACAGCTGCCTGGTGGAATTATCCCCTATAATTTAGCTTTATCCCCTCCAGGTTTTTCCTTTGGTAGTCAGCTTTCGTTACCATGGGCCAATGAATTGTTGGCTTGGTGGAGACTAAACCGCGAAAGTAGCAGTGGGGGTACAGTACCCGATTCGTCAGGTAATGGTCGTGACGCGACATTCTCTTCCACTCCCACTGTTACTTCAGCAGAAACGCCAATGCCGTATATTCAAGAGACTGTTCAGCAATTCGTCAATGAGAGTGACAAAATCTTCCTCGGGACCGATGCAGTCTGGGAGCCGCTGATCGGTGGCGCCGGGGATGATGCAAAACCATTTTCAATATCTGCTTGGTTTAATGCGCAAGCGCTGGGAAGCTCGTTCCCCCACGCCGGGAAATTAATAGAGTTTGGTTTCGCCAGCAGAACAATCATCACCACCCATCCTATTGATCCCGACTACGATCTCGGCCTGAGGTTTGACTGTGGCGCCGGCACCCCCCCCAGGACCCAAGACATATTCTTTAATACGTGGTATCACATGGTTTGGACATATTCTGGTGGGTCCAACCACGGTGGAAACAAGAAAGCAAGGGTATACATCAATGGCGTCCAGCATGACGTTGAGACCCAGACAGCTATAGCTATAGCATCAGGTCACGGGTATCTTGGGGGTGATCACGATGGAGGAAGCGGATGGGCGGGCTATATTGCTGATGTGAGTATATGGAGTCGCAGACTACTGTGGGCTGAAGTTCAAGCGCTTTACAGTGCACGAAACGGTATATCCAGATATGATTTAAAGGACGACACGCTGATAGCGGCGATGCGTCAAATGAACTCAACAGCATATCCCACTATCGATCATGCCGAACGGCGTGCTAATCATGGATTTTACTTCGGACAAAATGCTGGTTCAATTGTGTATGGAGATGAGTAGCGATGTTTAACACAAAGAATCAATGGATCTGGCCAGACCTTTCAAGATATGTTTCTTCGATTGGAAGCCACGGCAAGCGATGGGAATTGAAACCCATTTGTAAAGCTTACTATAGATTTAATGAGTGGTCCGCATCAGGTGAGCCAGGGTTTAAAGATCGTGCCGGCGCCCAAGAACCACTGATGATAGTCACCGGCAGTGGAACTGCTGGAACCACCTCAACGACATATCCGCCAATCCTTCCATATAATAAGGAGATGTTGCCCTTAGATTTTGACAAGTCATTAGCTGGCAGCTTACCAAAGTTTACTCCCACTTCATTAGAGCTTGTTCCTAACTCTGAAACTCGAGTTGCACGTCCGCTTGTCATGAAGTGTTTTGACTTCGGAACCCGCGACCGCCGCTTTTTACTGAGCAACACTCTTAAGAATATTGACACCACTTTCCTCCAGGAAGAGTATACATTCGTTACAAGGGTATGTGTTACTTCACCTGCCGGCGATCCAGAGCTTATATTTTCACTATCAGAATTTAATCTGACCTTATTGTCTCTTTCTTGTACATCAGCGTCAGCGACACAATATACTTTGGGAGCGAAGGTCTTTGATACGGTCGGCACCACTGAGTCCGTTTCAGGAAACCTCTATTATGATAAATGGTACACTGCCTTTATTTCTGTAAGGGGCCCAACTGCTTCTACGGCTGGTCAGGTAAAACTGAGTGTGTGGGAAATGACAGACGGAACTCGTACTGCGGTACCGACCGTCACCGCAATTACCGCTGGAAAAACTCTTCTTAGTCTCACATCTCCTAGAATATTCGTCGGATACGGAGACCCGACTTCTGCTCCTAATCCTTCATTCCCTCCAGGCGAATCGAATAATTGGGGACATCATTCCAAAATTTTTGAGTTAGCAATTCTTGGAAATTGGACTTCTAGTGAATTAAACCAGGCGATCGCATCAGGATGGTCTGACGAAACTCTTACCGGACATCCTCGTCTTTTCACAAATTGGACATCTGGGTTTGATAGCGAAAAAGCTAGAAAAGCATTACGATTGATGGACGACGCAAGAGCAGCTTATCCATCGATAGTAAGAACCGGTGACGGAACCCGGTTAGGGAACCAACCAGTATCACCATTTAACGATGATAATACGCTAATTTTTACCGCTAGCTCTCATTTGCGCTTTCCAGAAATGTTGCCCGAAGACTTATTTGCTGACAGCGGAGCTGGTGGTAGTCTGGAGAGGTATTCTAGAAAGAATTTAACGCACACTTCACCGACCGATCTCGGTGCCGACCCATGGATAATTGCCTCCGGCAGTGTCAGACCCGGTATTATGTCTAGAGAAGCATTCATTTTTAATAGAAATGATGGGATATATGGTCAGCAATTACAACACAGGAATAGACTAGCTAGCGCGATGCCTCCCTTTGATGATTCCGCCCGTGATACCGCTGTAGAAATAATTCACTTACCTGCCACACCACTTTCTACCACACTAGGTTTTGATCAACCGCTGGGTAGCAGAATCGCGATTGTTATAGATTTAAACCCCACCCAAGATCTGGCTTTAGGCCATGTCAGTAGAGACCTTATATTGACAGGATCCGAGGGAGTGGGCGGTGGCTTAGAAAATCGTACTTGTGTACCCGACTTTTCCAATGTAGGTAAGGCAATCGACAGTATCGCCTATTTTAATTTCGCCAAAAGCCGCTGGGACTTAAAGGGTAGTATTATTGATGACTCTATACTCCCGATGCCATCGAGCCTGGACAATTACAAGTCACCCTTTATTGTTTCTTCTTCTCTTGCATTCGGGGCCACAACGGGCTTCGTTGTGAATCCAGATGCAGAGGATCCAGTCTTACCCTTAATGGCGCGAGGACGACCGACTGATACTTTTGGATTTCCGTTTGATGAAAAGTGGTCACCACAGCGTGAACAGAAATTAAATTTGGCAAAATATATTTCTGCTCCTTTCTTGTTAGAGAAAATGGTCATTAAGCATGACATAGAATTCTATGAGGCGGGTGATGAGGGGCTTGGATATATGATAAGGGAAAAGAAGAGTCCGTCGGATGGATCTTTTCTTGCTCATTCTTCATCAAGAGCGGGAGACACTGTCCCCAATTATGCTCGCGTCGATGTGACCGTGCAACCTCCACAAGGGTCGCTCTGGACCACCGCCACCGCATCCTGGCAGGATTTATTTTATGCCGGTACATCTCGTTCCGATAAACTTACATACGGTCGATTTCCCCTTATGGGAGGGATGAGAGGAAGCGGCGGCGTCGCAGCAGGGATAAGAGGCGGCTTGTTAATGCCGTCTGATGATAGCAAGTATAAGGTTGTACCCAATGTCCTTCTTCCGCTTGAGGAAAACGGCGCTCCCTGGCGTCGGTTTCCAGCAGACAAATCGTTATACATTAATGCCGACATAGAAGAGATCGAACTAACAGCTGGGCAAACACCTGGCGGAGCAGCATTCTGGCGTGCCGATACTTTCTTCTTACTTCGTGACACAGTGGGTCGGGTTAACCGAGTAACAGAACGAACCCCTCCAGATGCTTTCTTGACCGGCGCATCGAGAGGACGATGGTGGCCACGTGGAGTGTTCGACAACGCGCAAACCACCGAAGGCTGGCCTTATTCGATTCCACAACGTTATACAGTCAACTCGGTATCTTCCGGTTCAATTCGAGAGCTTATTACCTACGCGCAAATAGCTCACTGTGGTTATGTAAGAACAGACATGAATAGTCAAGCTCTTAAGAGCGGCTCTACGTGGCAAGAAACCCATCCCCTCCGCGCCGGTGCTATGCACTACCCTCGGCAGAACAGAACGGGCACTCCATTTACAATAGCTGGTCAAGAGAGATGGGAACAACCACTAGACAATGCTGCCTGGAGCGGCGCCGCCGAAGCCTGGCGAAACTACGATTCTCGAGGGTACCCACATCATGG